AAGCAGTGAAACGGTTAACCAAGCTACGATTACTTCCGATGCTAGATTCGGAATCTTATCGAAGACTGGTAGTGATGCAAAGAAGATGTTTACCGACAAGGTCGTACCAATCTCAATCCATTACCCGTTTTTTTTCAAACCAATACAGGATGGAATGGACCGCCCCAAAACAGAATTGGCCTACCGTGTCCCCGCATCCAAACTTACAAGAAAGTCCATCACCAATACAGCCGCTTCCAACGCGAACGCGCTCGAAGGGCTCGATACAACAATAGATTGGAAAAACACGGGTGATAACTCTTATGATGGTGAAAAGTTAAAATTACTTGTTCACGATGAATCTGGTAAATGGGAAAGACCAGACAATATATTAAACAACTGGCGAGTTACTAAAACAACGCTGAGATTAGGAAGTAGAATAATTGGTAAGTGTATGATGGGATCTACTTCAAATGCCTTAGATAAAGGTGGTGATAACTTTAAAAAATTATACAATGACTCAGATGTTACAAAAAGAAACCGCAACGGACAGACTCGCAGCGGATTATATAGTTTGTTCATACCTATGGAGTGGAACTACGAAGGATTCATTGATTCTTTTGGACTACCTGTATTCGATACACCCCGAGATGGTGTCGAAGGACCTCAGGGCGATAAAATCGATGTGGGGGTAATAGAACACTGGGAAAATGAAGCTGATGGATTACGTGATGACCCTGATGCGTTAAATGAATATTATAGGCAGTTTCCTAGAACAGAAGAACACGCATTCAGAGACGAAACAAAAAATAGTATATTTAATTTACAAAAAATATACGAGCAAATAGATTACAACGATGGAACAATGACATCCGGCGCTGTAACAAAAGGAAACTTTCAATGGGAAAACGGTATAAAAGATTCAAGAGTAATTTTTACGCCTGACCTCAGAGGAAGATTTAATATATCTTGGGTTCCTAGTATAAATCTCCAAAACCATGTAATACTAAAAAATGGGAGAAAGCACCCAGGCAATGAACATATAGGAGCATTTGGTTGTGACTCTTATGATATATCGGGTACAACAGACGGTAGAGGTTCTAAAGGGGCTTTGCATGGATTAACTAAATACAGCATGGAAGATGCACCTGTTAATTCATTCTTTTTAGAATATATAGCTAGACCACAAACCGCAGAAATGTTTTTCGAAGATGTATTAATGGCATTAGTATTTTACGGTATGCCAATACTTGCGGAAAATAACAAACCAAGATTGTTGTATTATTTAAAAAGAAGAGGATATAGAGGTTACTCTATGAACAGACCGGATAAATTAACAAATAAATTATCAACAGCTGAAAAAGAAATTGGTGGTATACCTAACTCATCTGAAGATATGAAACAAATTCACGCTGCGGCAATTGAATCTTATATAGATAAGTTTGTAGGATTACAGGAAAATGGAGATTACGGAAATATATATTTCAACGCAACGTTAAACGATTGGTCTAAATTTAACATAAACAATAGAACAAAACACGATGCTGCAATAAGTTCTGGACTAGCTATAATGGCTTGTAACAGGCACTTGTATCAACCAAAACAGTTAAAGCAAACAAAAGTTTTAGATTTTGGTTTTAAAAAATATAATAACAAAGGAAGTATTTCAAAAATAATAAAATAGATGAATATATTACCAAGAGGTGTATTCCCAAGCCAAGCAGTTTCAAATGCTGAAAAAGCAAGTGAAAAATATGGTTTAGAAATTGCAAGAGCAGTTGAGTCAGAGTGGTTTAAAAGAGATTCTGGTACAGCTAGGTATTACGCTAATAGAGACAACTTTCACCGTTTAAGATTATACGCTAGAGGTGAACAGTCAATACAAAAATATAAAGACGAATTATCTATTAATGGTGATTTATCATATTTAAACATAGATTGGAAACCTGTTCCTATTATACCTAAGTTTGTAGATATTGTAGTAAATGGTATTGCAGAAAGGACATATGATATAAAAGCGTATTCACAGGATCCAGCATCAGTGCAGAAAAGAACTAAATATGTAGACAGCTTATTAGAAGATATGTTTGCAAAAGAGTTAAAAGATTCAGTTAAAGAATTAACAGGTATAGATACTTTTAAAACAGATAGAAACAGTTTACCTGAAACAGAAGAAGAAGTGCAATTACATATGCAGCTTGATTATAAAGATTCTGTTGAAATAGCGGAGGAAGAAGCTATTAGCAATGTATTTGATCATAATAAATATGAATTAATAAAGAAAAGATTAGATTATGATATAGCTGTTATTGGTATGGGTGCTGTTAAAAATGAGTACACAACATCAGAAGGAATAAATATAAAGTATGTAGATCCAGCTGATTTAGTTTATTCATACACAGAGTCGCCACACTTTGATGATATATATTATGTAGGTGAAATAAGAAAAGTATCAGTTGTTGATTTAAAAAAACAATATCCTCATTTAACAGATGAAGATATAAGAAGAGATGTTGAAGGACAGGGAACAAATGCTAAGTTGTATAATAAGTCATATGCAGGAAAAGATAATGAAGACGATTCGTATGCGTATGTGCTGTATTTTGAATATAAAACATATAAAGATCAAGTACATAAAATAAAAGAAACTTCAACAGGTGCATCGAAAGCAATTAAAAAAGATGACACATTTAACCCCCCTAAAGATTCTAGATCAAGATTTGAAAGAAGCTCTAGAACTATAGAGGTTATATATGAAGGGGCAAAAATTATTGGAACTAATAAATTATTAAAATGGCAATTAGCTGAAAACATGACAAGACCAAAGTCAGATACAGTTAAAGCCCAGTTTAGTTATAATATTGTAGCACCAAGAATATATAAAGGTAGAGTTGAATCTCTTGTAAGCAGAATGACTACGTTTGCAGATATGATTCAATTAACACATTTAAAGCTACAACAGGTATTATCAAGAATGGTCCCTGATGGTGTTTACTTAGATGCAGACGGTATTGCTGAAATAGATTTAGGTAATGGAACTAATTATAATGCGCAAGAAGCATTAAATATGTATTTCCAAACAGGTTCTGTTATTGGTAGATCAATGACACAAGACGGTGAATTTAATAATGGTAAAGTTCCTGTACAAGAATTACAATCATCTGGGTCTAATGCTAAAATATCAAGTTTAATTAATTCATATAATTATTATTTACAAATGATAAGAGATGTGACCGGATTAAACGAAGCAAGAGATGGTTCGACACCAGATAAAAATGCTTTAGTAGGATTACAAAAAATCGCGGCTGCGAATTCAAATACAGCAACAAGGCATATATTACAAGGGGGATTATACCTTACGTTAAAAACAGCCGAGGCAATATCACTTAGAATATCAGATGTATTAGAATTTAGCCCAACACGAAAATCTTTCATACAAGCTATTGGTAAATCAAACGTCGGGGCTTTAAAAGAAATGAAAGATTTACAACTTCATGATTTTGGAATATTTTTAGAATTAGCACCAGATGAAGAGGAAAAACAATTGCTAGAAAATAATATACAGGTATCTTTGCAAAAAGAACAAATTAATTTAGAAGATGCTATTGATATTAGAGAAATAAGAAATTTAAAACTTGCTAATCAATTATTAAAATTAAGAAGAAAGCAAAAAGCAGAGCAAGATAGGCTTATACAGCAGCAGAATATTCAAATGCAAACACAGTCTAACGCGCAAGCCGCTCAAGCAGCAGCACAGGCAGATATTCAAAAACAGCAAGCAATAACTCAAAGCAAAGGGCAATTAGCACAAATGCAAGCACAGTTGGATACACAAAAACTAGAAAAAGAAGCAGAAATTAAAATGATGTTAATGGAAAAAGAATTTCAAATGAACATGCAACTTAAAGACGCTGATTTAAATGTAATTAAAGATAAAGAAAAGTTTAAAGAAGATAGGAAAGATGAAAGAACTAAAATACAAGCTTCTCAGCAATCTGAATTAATAGATCAAAGAAAAAATAATAAACCACCAAAAAAGTTTGAATCAGCAGGATTTGACAACTTAGGAGGATTTGGCTTAGAGCAGTTTGAGCCTAAATAAATAACTGCAAAAACATTTTTATAATATTTTATCATGGAAGAAAACAAAGACGTCGTAGTTGACGAAACACCAACTGCTGCAGAAAAGGAAGAAAAAGTACTTGAAGCAGCGGGACAAGATACCGGTAAGGCCGAAGATGGCACTTACAAAGTGGATTTAAGTAAACCACCAAAAACACAAACAGATGCCGTTCAAGAACAAAGCACAGATGAGAGCGTGCCAAGCGGAAGCGGCACGGATGAAAAAACTGGGGAAGAAACCGAAGTGGAATTGCAAGAAGTACAGCAAGAAGAAAGCCAATTAACTTTAGAAGAAATAATTGACGAAGAAACTAAGGAAAAACCAGAGGAAGAATTACAGGAAGAAGTTAAAGAAGAAGTAACAAAAGAAGATGTTGTTGCAGAGGCTAAAACTAAACCTGAAATAGAATTACCAGAAAACATTCAAAAAGTTATAGATTTTATGAATGAAACTGGGGGAACGTTAGAAGATTATGTAAAAATTAATCAAGATTATTCTAACATAGACGATTCATCTCTTTTATATCAATACTATAATCAAACTAAATCACATTTATCAAAAGATGAAATTGATTTTTTAATTGAAGATAATTTTTCATTTGATGAAGAAATTGATGAGCCAAGAGATATTAAGCGTAAAAAACTCGCTTATAAAGAAGAAATTGCAAAAGCCAAAAGCTATTTAGAAGGATTAAAGGGCCAATATTACGAAGAAGTCAAGTTGGGTTCTAAGTTAACCAGCGATCAACAAAAAGCGATTGAGTTTTTCAATACCTACAACTCTGAGCAATCAGAACAGCAGAAGCTACAAGAAAAGCAAGTAAATCATTTTAACAATGAATCTAAAAAGGTTTTTAATGATGAATTCAAAGGTTTTGAATTTGAAGTTGGAGACAAAAAATATAGATACAATGTTAACGATAAACAAAAAGTTTTAGATAAACAAGCGAATATATTAAACGTACTAGATAAGTATATCAGTAAAGATAATATGTTACAAGACGCTCAAGGTTATCATAAAGCTCTTTTCGTTGCAGACAATGCAGATGCAATTGCAAATCATTTTTACGAACAAGGTAAAGCTGATGCTATAAAACAGTTAGACGCTGAATCCAAAAATATAAATATGGATCCACGTAAAGCTGGCACAGTTGAAACCGGGGGAGTAAAGATAAGAGCAATTTCTGGTGATGATAGTTCAAAGTTAAAAATTAAACTTAGAAAATAACTTTAAAAAAATAAATAAAAATGGCAG